TCATTGGAGGTAAAAGGCGCAGCTGCAGGTATTAATAGTGATGATGTTAGCGGTGATGAGGTTAAGTATTTTGACCAAGAAAGGTTTGAACGAGAAGTATTAGGAACAATGAGGGCAAATGAGAGCTTGTTTGGTCATTTGCATTGCCATTGGTCGGTTAAACTCACAAGCAGTATGCCAACATCTATCGACTCGAAATGGATATTAAAAGCCGTTGATGAAGCTCGAGATGCTGAAACTATAAATGGTAAAAAGCTTCAGCTAATCGAAGCATACGTTGGGGAGAAACTGGATTGGCTTTCCAAAATGAAAGATGCAACAGAAACACAACAGCGTAGAATAATGGCTCAGGTTAATAAGGTTGAAGCAAAAATTGCTCCCTTAAGATTTGGTACTAGGTATGTTCATGAAGCTGGTAGTTTGGAAAATTTATCGGTTCTAACCGAGCGATATATAAGGCGCATGCACAAACTAATGGATCCGCATACCTTCAGGACAGAAATCCTAAACCAAAGACCTCAATCGGTTGATAAATGTTTTTATGCCGACCTCGATACTGATAAGCACACCTATCCGCATGCATTCAATAATAGTTATTTGGAAGGCCTGAATTGGGACTTTAAAAAGGCTAAAAGGCAGACATGCTTACAAGACCTTGACTGTATTGCAGACCAACCATTACACCTCAGTATTGATTGGGGAGCTGTTATAAACTCATGCACAATAGGTCACTACTGGAAAGGTGATCGTCATGAGCTAAATCCAATTAATAGCATGTTCGTTAAATGGCCTCAAGGTATAGATGATCTTGCTGAGATGTTCTGTGACTATTATGGACCACACTTCAGAAAAGACTACTTCTTACATCATGATCCAAAGACTGGATGGGAACGCAGACCAAACAATAAGAGATTCCCTACTTACGCAGAACAGTTTATTGATAGACTAAAACAGAGAGGTTGGAGATGCGTATATGTAACACCAAAGGGTTCAGAGATGCCTACTCATGCCATAAGATATGCACTATGGAAGAGAGTATTAAGAGAGACAGAATTACAGCTGCCTCGGTTAAGAGCTAATAAACTAAAGACAAAATACTCTTTAAACTCTATGCTAAATACAGAAGTAGTGGAAGACCATAGAGGTATATCAAAAGGAAAAGCAAGCGAGAAGTCTAACTCGGGAGTAGAGCCAGAGGACGCAACACATTTTGGGGATACAATGGATATATGGCTAATTGGAATACTAAGAGATGTATACAAGCAAAAGGAAGAGTATTATGAATTAATGTAGTGGCGTTCCATAGGACGGGCTATTCGCAGTACTCGGTACTTTGCTTCTATCCCTAACGCAATCAATAGGCAAAGGCTCATGTAGTAATACATGGGCCTTTTGGTTATAAGGACGTAATCCTAAACCAACCGCACATGGATGCCCTACATAAGGACGCCCTGCTGAATCATATATCGGGTCATTTGTCATGGTGCGACCGCATTTTTGGTTAGGGCATGACGTGCACCAATAGGAGTGAAGCGGATTATTGTCACATTTTGCGACAATAACCGTTTGATTTTCTGATAGTTGTTTTAATATTTAGCGGATTGTAAAGTGTTGATATTCAATGCGTTTAATTTCATTTTTCATAAAAAAAAGTTCTTGATTTATTAGATTTTTAGACCTCATTTTTGTATTTTTACATTGTCAATCAGTTAGTTACAATGAAAACAAAAACACAAAACGCAGAGGCACAAGGTGCTAAAAGCGCACAACTCACCGAACAAAAGCCCGAATTATCCAATGTGGCTATTTCTCCCAAAACAGAATTATCTGTTTCTACAACGCAAAAAACAAAAGTCTTAACGGTTGAGGACAGAAAAGGGAGACATGAAATTTTTAATAACCTATTAAAGAAACACGAGGTGTATAAAGAAACCTCACAAAAAATTGAATCGTTTGTAATTGGTAGCGATGAACACAGCCAAACGCTGCAGCTACATGACAGTAAAGGAAACCTGTTTAAAACAGGGAATCCCGTTTTAGTAAAAGAAGTAATGGCTCTAATACGTGCGCAGATTACAGCACAGGTTGGAACCATTGAGGATGACATTTTAAATTTCATCATCTAAAAAGAAAAAAGCCCGTTAGCGTTGGCTTGCGGGCTTTTATTATTCACTTCCGAAAAACGTCAATCAGTCAGTTATGAACAACCAAAACAAAGGTATCATATTTCCTCAAATAAACCTATCCCTATCCTTTGACAGAAAAGTCAAAAAAAGTGAATTAGTAAACCTAAGAAACGCAGCCGATGCCAACAATGTATTTAAACAATTTTTTTGCGCTGATACATTTGACTGGAAGGAAGAAATGATAATGCTATGTTTAAACAGGGCAAACAGAGTATTGGGCTTTTATAAAGTATCATCTGGAGGAATCACTGGCACAGTAGTAGACCCACGTGTTATTTTTACGGTAGCTTTAAATTGTGGTGCTTCTTCCTTTGTAATAGCGCACAACCACCCGAGCGGACAACTACACCCAAGCGAAGCCGATAAACAGATAACGCAAAAATTAAAACATGCAGGCGCATTAATGGATATACACCTAGTTGACCATTTGATTATTGCGGATGATGGATTTTACAGTTTTGCCGAAAATGGAGCGCTTTAACCGATAGAGTGTAAATGCTATCTAAAATAAACTAAAAAACACGCTGTGATGCGTGTTTTTGTGCTGTGAGAACTTCTTTTCTCCAAAGCAAGAAAAGAAGCAAAAGTGCTTTATTTTTCGCCTTCAATACGGCATAGCTTTTCAGCTATGGCTTCAATAATGAAGCGCGACCTATTGCCCTCTATTCTTTCCCATAAATTATCTGGAATCCGAAGGGTTCGGCTGCTTGATTTACCATGTTCTCCAACAGGTCGCCCGTCTGGATTATTTGTTTTTGGTTGTTTATCAATCTGCATCTTGCTCATCATTCCATTTTAAATATGCGTGAAACCAATCTGCCATTCTGCGCATTAGTGATGCGATTCTATCGGCTTGTTCCTGTGCTGATAATTGGTGAAACTTTTCATCAGGAACAATCATTGTACCTGCAAGTAAGTGTGTACGATTATCAAATGAAGTTTTAGAGCCTACGCTTATTTGTTGCTCGCAATGTTTGATGGCTTTTTCATCTTCGGAGTGAAACGAATGAACCTCTGCCATTACATAAGGCGAACCAGTGTGAATGACAAACAGTTGTTTTGCTGTCATTGGATTTTCGGCAATCATAAATGCCGGTGCGTTTATTTTATTTCCCATAATTTATAGTGTTGACATCCATTTCTTAATAATTTCATCTTCTCTTTTAAGAACATTCTTTTTTAGAATCTGATATTTGGTGTAATTAAACTCATAATCTCTTGCCCAGGTTATACTGCCTTCCCAATCACATAGTAGTATTCTCTTCACCATATACTTACAAGCTCCAACATCATCCGTATCTCCAAACCTACTCCATTGGTACTTGAATAGTTTACTCAAATCGGGATGGATATGTTCTAAAAGAAAGTCTTTATACTCTTTCCAAGTCTTAAATCGCTCAGGAAGTTCACGAATGGAATACATTAAATTTTCTTTCGCATAAATAGCAGCTGTATGAACCCCTTGTAAACGAGCTTCTAATTTATCGTATGTTTCCGTCTCTAACTCTTGCAAATCTGCCAAACACCTAAAAGCCTTTTCATGAACCAAATTTGATACGCGCATGGTGCGTATATCATGCCCAAGCATATACATCTTATCATAAATCTTATTGTACTTGTATTTACCTTCAATCAAATACTTCCAAACATCCTTATATCTCCAATCAATAATTGGGTAAGCTCTATGTGGCTCGTTTTTGCGCCTCAACCAAAATAGTTCACTATCCTCCCCAAACATTACAAATCTTCTATCTGGGCTTTCCTCTGCACGTAAGCCAACAATAGAAATACAACGGCCTTCTAACTTACGCAAGTTTTGTCCAACCCAAAGGTTGAACTTGTGAAACCGTTTTGGATATTTTTTGTCCAAAGATTGAATAGCAAGTGGATGTTTATCTCTTACCCACTTCTCATCATCACCCCATGCCCATAGGAATAGTTGTTGGTGGCTTGCTGCATTGGTCATAAAGATAGGAACCTGATACCATAGCGGAATTACATTGGGCTGCTGCATTGCCCATTCAACCAAATCAATGGTGGCCTGGTATTCTGCTTCCTGATCCTGGAAGTAAACAATAAATTTTCTGTTTCGTACTTTAGCCTCCTCATTAAGTAAATGAAATAAAACGGTGCTATCCTTACCACCCGAAAATGAAAGTTGAATATTATCGTAGTTATCAAATAGGAAAGCAATGCGCTTTTGCGCTGCTTCTAACACGTTTTCTGTACCTCTTACTGCTGTTCTTCCCATAACTATATTTCCTCCTCAATATCTTCTCCAGCTTCCTTAATTTGGCGTTCAATTGAATATGGAACACCTTTAATTTCGGATGCAATACCTTTCAACCCAATCAATCTTTGAACCTCCTCCAGTGTCATTCCAAGTTCTTTCATAATCTTTAACTCATCCCAACCAGATTTGAGCATTCCAACCAGTGATGCTTGCAACTCAACCTCGTGTTTACCACGTGCTCTATTGTGGCGGATAGTGGAAGCCATACGATCGCTAATATCTTTTTCAATTACCGAGACCGGCAGCATTCCATTTTCACGTTCGTGAATATTTTTATATCGCAACATGATAGTGTAGCGGTGAAAGCCATCTACTATAATATACTTATCTCTATCGGCATCGTAGAAGCATACGATTGGCATGGTGTAGCCATCGCATTTGATGGATTGATACAATAGCTCCATTTCACGTTTAGCCACATGATTTGGGTTATAATCGTTTGCTTCAATTTTTTCGATGGGTACAGCAATAATGTTGTACACCGGGCTTTTAAACTTTTTCATAATTCTTTTATTGCTTCTTTTAATGCTTTGGTTTTAAAATAATCGAGTAAGTTTTGTTTTTTGTTGATGTTGTTGATGATGAGCTGTTCTAATCCAACATTTCCGTTTAGGTTAATAAACCTACATACATTAGTTTGACCAGTGCGCCAAATACGGTGCTCCATTTGCTTTACAAGGGCATAATCCCAAACCTTATCCCACATAATAATGGTATCATAAGCCTGCAAATTTAGCCCAAATGCTTCCGATTGGATGCTAAGTACCCGTATGTTTGGGTAACGCTTTTTTATTGCTTCCTCAGCATCTAAGTATTTGCGATAGATCAATATTTTTTGGGGATTATTTTCTTTTAAAAACCTATCCAATATCTCAAACTTTTCCTCAGCATTAGTATATAAATGCTGCATTTTCATAGTTAATTCTAAAAAAAAGTTGTTATTCATCATTTGAAGCTTTTCATTATCCAAATACTTTTCTTTCAGCATTTGGTATTCCTTCATTATTGCAGCTTCAATTTTAAAATCAATATCAATATACTGTTTACCAATTTCAAGGCTTAAATCGCACTCAAATACATACGGTTGAATTAGCGAATACAGGTAATCAACATTATGATACTTATTGATGTACTCCTTAGTGTAAGTCTTATTACCCCCAAACCGCTTAGTAATTCTAGTATACTCGCAAAAAGTATTTTTGTATTCCGCTTGCCCCATGTTTAAAATTTTAGGAGAAAGAAATTCAAACTGCGCCCAAGCATCAACTAAGTTTCTACTTATTGGAGTTCCATTTAAAACTAAACGATATTCGGCAATTTTACCAAGTTCAATAATGCGCCTAGTTCTTTTGGCATCCCAATTTTTAATCTTTAGGCTTTCATCCACAATTACAACGCTATTCCATGCTACTTCAAGTTTTCTAAAAAGCTGTAGGTAGGTTCTATCGCTGCTGCTAATAGTTTCAATGCCAACAATTTCGCAATCTAAGCCACCCCATTTAGTAAGTTCAGCCTGCAAATTTTGTTTGGTTAGAAAGGGAGTAAGCCAAAGTATATAAGGATTACCCGGAATGCTTTTTATGATCTCGAATGCTGATCGTGTTTTGCCGGTTCCGGGTTCCATAAATAAGGCTCCCACCTTTAATTTTTGCAACTTACTTATGGCATTTAGTTGGTTATCGAGTAAGGCTGTCATCTGTGGTAGGGATTACAGGTTCAACTTTTGCAGGTATATGTTTTTCAACGGTATAAGTGGCTAGCATCTTACCGCTATCACGGTCGAACCAAGCTTCTTTTTTGTATGAGCATTGCAGTTGGCAATCCTCTTTTTCCAAAATAAAACTCGCTATCCAATAAGCATCCGATTTTTGTACATCGTAATCTTGGCCCATTACCATACTTTTAGGAAGTATAGCGGTGCTGCCATCAAACGCAGTAGCTTTATATGCTTTAGGAGAAATACTGGTGAGGCTTTGCAGCCTCACCGAGTAACATTTAATACGGTTCATAACTAGAATGTGTAAATAAATTGCTCACATCCTTTTAGTTCATCTGCTGAAAAGTATTGCTTAAAAACTTTTACTAAAGCTTTTTTAACAGCTTTTTCGGTTTCTCTATTTTTAGGCTCGCAAATATCCATAAGTGTTTGAATGTATGCGTTATGAGCTTTTTGAATTTCGTTAAACTCTTTGCTAGTCAAATTACGGCTGTAAACCATATACGTACCTTTATTCCAATTGATAAGGCTTGCTCTGTAATTATCTGCGGCATCTTTTAATTCAGCATAAGTTTCCTCAGTAATATCAGCAATTTTATGAAAAGTGCATTTTCTATCTGAATCAGAAGGTCCGTTTACATAGCCTCCAATAATAACATTTTGTAACTCTCCGTTGATTCGCACAACATATTGCTTTTGTTGTCCGTTGAAATTTGCATTAGCTGAATAGCAGTCGGTTAATGTGTAACCTAATTCGATTGTGTTTTTTGATGTAGTCATATTTTTGCCTGTTGATCGGTGGCGCTCCGTTGGTTTAATCGAGTTGCTTAATTGCTAACTCGAGGACAAAGATAAGCCCTTTTTTTGATTTGTCAATACATAACAGAAAAATAATTTAACTTTTTTTGAAACTCCTCGTTGCTGTAGGCGAGAAATTTTTTAAGCATTTAGATTTTCTACACAAATATTTAGCAAACCTATATAAAATCACCTGTCCTTTATAAAAGAGGTCTCTCAATTAATCTTTGGCACATGAAATCGGTACCAACTATTACGCTCAAAGAAGCATTGGAAATAATGGAACGCAAACAACCCGTAAACATTGTTTTCAGAACTGCTAACATGAGTAAAAAAACAGGAGGCGAGCGAAAGGAATTAAAAGGAGTAATCCTTCATAGCAGCGATTGGGCTAATTCTATCCGCACCTTTAAAAACCCTGAGGCTCCTGTAGATGCCGATTTAACAGATGTACACATTCGCTTGATGCTGTACCTCAATGGAAGGAGGATTATCTACTAATGAAAAACGATATCCAAATATTTGATGATGTTGCCTACAGCGGCAGAGGTAATAGTTATAAATTAAATTACCTGGCTCCGGGATCTGCTGTAACAGCGGATAAAAACCAACAGCAGCCAACCTCTCCTATTCGTAAAGATCCTGACAAAACATCGAACATAGTTGCAAGTTGGGGAAGTGATAATTTAAGGCCGCAAAACATTTTGAAAGCCCTGGAGGGATTGCCACAAGCCAAAGCGATTCTAAAATGGAAAGCAATGGCATTGTATGCCGGTGGTCTTATTTACGGTAAGGAAGATGCAGCCGGCAATTTTACTCCTACTCGCGACACTGTTATTGAAGATTTTTTCAGAAATGCGAATATAAAAAGGTGGCAGATTGAAACATGCCATGATTACTATTGGTTTGAAAATCCATACAATGAATTTCTACTCAACGGAGCTCGTGATATCGTTTCGCTTGTAAGCCACGATTCAGTTTTTTGCCGCTCCGGAATTCAAAATCCAAAAACGGGATTGGTTGAAAAAGCTTTCATTAATGCAAATTGGGACAATTCGCCAACACTAACGGATAAGGATGGAATCGAAGTTATCGATCCATATTTCGGCAGATTTGACAAAGTGCGCAGTGGTAATGCGTTCAAATACATATACATCACCAATTTTCCTTCACCGGGTAAAGTGTATTACCAGGAAGCAGCATGGCATGGTTTAATAGAAAGCGGTTGGTTGGAAGTTGCCAAAGCAATTCCAAAGTTTAAACAGGCACTATTCAAAAACCAAATTTCCATCAAACATCATATAGAAATTGCAACATGGTATTGGGAATTTAAGTATGAAGGA